CTTTGATGGTATTACTACAGGCCTCATGGAAACTAAGCAGGCTAAAAAGATTACACGTATCAGACGTAAGCGTCCTGTTGACAAGAATAAACTTGTACGTAGGTTGAAGTACACCAAACAGCACGAGGAATATAAGTCAATTGATCCTGTTGAGATCATAGGCGCTAGTGAGGTATGGGTGTATGACATTAAGCGTAAGCGTATTGGTGTGTATGCGTCAGAGTATGCCAACACTTTGGGTGTTAAAGGTACAGTTATTGACAATTACTCCCTTGGTAAATCATACGAAAAGACAGTCCGTAAGGAAGAGCTAGTTAAGTCTTTCATGGAATGTCGTAAGAATGGCTTACACGGATTCATGGATAAGATACGAGGCAAGAAGTTTCCAGCCAAATCCCGTGTACAAGCAACAATGATTTTGCTGAGGGTAATCAAATGAGAAAGGGATTAATTGTAGTAGATTTTAATCAAGTTGCTATAGCAAATTTTATGGCTGAGATTGGTCATCGTGGCGGAGTAGATGTACAGGTAGACCTATTACGCCATATGATAATCAATACCTTGCGTTCCTATAAAGTTAGGTTTGGTAACGAGTTTGGTGATCTTGTTATTGCTTGCGATAATAGACATTATTGGAGACGTGGTATATTTCCATACTATAAAGCACACCGTAAGAAAGACAGGGAAAAGTCTGATTTTGACTGGAATGCTATATTTGAAGCTCTAAATATCATAAAAGGAGAATTGGATGAAGTATTCCCATATCCTGTTATTGATGTAGCCGGTGCAGAAGCCGATGATGTTATCGGTACCCTTGCTGAACATAGTCAGAAATTAGGAGAACCTGACCAGTTGTTTGGTGACCCAACATCCGTACCTTTTCTTATTATCAGTGGTGACCATGACTTCAATCAGTTACAGAAATGGGACAACGTAAAACAGTTTGCACCTGCATTTAAGAAGTGGATTAAAATTAAAGGCCCTGCAGATGAAGTCCTGATGGAACATATTATTACAGGAGATAAGGGTGACGGCATTCCTAATATGTTATCACCTGATGATTGTTTTGTAGAAGGCATTAGGCAGAAACCTATACGTAAGCATTTACTTGCAGAGTGGAAGTCTAAGCCGCCTGAGGAATGGGTTACGGCTGATATGTCACACGGATACAATCGTAATCGTATGCTTGTTGATTTGTCACAAACTCCTCAGGAGATTAAAGATGCCATTATAAATAGTTACGAATTACAGCAGGGTGGCGATAGAAGTCAGTTGCTAAACTATTTTATAAAAAACAAAATGAAAAACATGATGGATGTGTTGGGAGATTTTTAATGAGACATAGACAAGTAGATGAAGGGTTTGCCTGGGTATTCAAAGCAGAAGGAGTAGACGCTCAGGTAGCCAGGCTAAAAGAATGGGCTAAAATGAGTCAATCAGTTGTTCCGATTGTACGTATAGGTGTAGGAGCTGAGAAACCTGAATGGAATCTACCTGAGGGTATGCCTGAAACAGGTATTAAAATACAAGATGACATTCCTGAAGGCATGGGTGAAACTACCCTACAGCTCGAATGGCGCAGGATAAAGGCTTTTATCACTCCTGGTAGTAACATGAATAACCTGAATCAAGTTAGACGTGAACAGGTGTGGTGTAATATACTTGAGGGTATACACCACAAAGAAGCTAAAATATTGACAGCAGTTAAAGACGGTACACTTTTAGAGATGTATCCTCAGTTAGAAGCATTGTTAGAGCCTATTGGTATTACTGAATACAACAAACCAACTAAGGCAAAACCTAAGAGAAAGGCGAGGGCAAAGAAAAGTGTTAAGAAAGCTAGTTGACTGGTGGAACGGCCTCTTCCGGGAAGAGTACGAGATAACGATATACTATCCAGGGGAAAAAGCTACATTAGCAGATGGTTCAACCGTAGAAAAGGCTCCGGCTGAACGTACATTCACTGCTAAAAAGATTCTTAAAAAGAATCCTAAGCATTTTCTTTGGATTGATCTGGATGACAGGCAACACGAATTAAAATTCTTAAACCCTGTAGTGTTTCACATAATCAAAATTCATTAGGTTTATACGGATCAAATATTTTACCTAACTGCCAGCCTTCAGGCACAGGATCATTCTCAGGTATAGC